GCCAGAATCACAGGCATGATCCCAGCCACTATCTTTATCTGGAACACCCAGACTTCCCTCTTTGTAGCACCAGTTACGGAAACTTTTAATAGTGTATTTACAACTGGGATCAATACTGAATCTAGTTGTTTCATCTTCACGTAAAAAGAATAGGCTATTTGCTGAGTTGATACGATCCTTGACACTGGGGTTACTTCTATTGACTTTAATTGTAAAGCCAGCGTTCTGTAATATAATTAAGTCAGTCTGTCCTGCTGCTGATGTTTTGCGTTGTGCTCCACTGGCATCTGGAAATACGCTAACTGGATTTAGTGGATATCTGTTGCGTATCTCAGCACACATCTCTGTGGTGTTACTGTTCTCTAATACGATTTCATCAAAGTATTCAATACCTGTACTGGTTTGTCTACCTATCTGTGCCAGCATCTTACCCACGTTAAAGTCCATGCCTACTATAATAGGTTCAGTCTTTGTGGGTTTAGTAACAGGCTTGATGTTATGCTCACCAAAGTATTCAAAGATGACATTGCTGAGACTTTCCCAACTGGCTTCATATTCTGCACGGAATACTTTGGGTGATAAATCCTGACGAGCACTCTCTACTTCTTCAGCATCAACGAATCCACCTTCCAGTGTAGTGTAACTAAAACTCATCCAGCCTTTTTTAGTTAGATAATTGTCATATAAATCTTTAGCAGTTTGATTACCTGCTTTAGGCGTACCTATGAACAAGGCCGGCGCCCGCTGGTCACTAAGTGCCGGACGGAGAATTTGGCTCCAGACTGTATCCAGATCTATATCTGCAAACTCGTCTATTACTAGAAAACTTAGACTAGCACCACGCAGGTTGTCTCCCTGCTCTGCTGATTTAAGACAGATTACTGATCCATTAACCAAGGTTATGGTAAGTTCTGATTCATTAGTATCTGCTATCCAGTTAAGTTTACGCAGTTTCTTCTTTAGTTTGTTCCAAACTAATGACTTAGCCTGTTGTCTACTTCCCGTCAAATACCATACAGTTTTATCAGGGAATCTAGCATGCTTGGCTAACTCACGAATTGCTAAATGTGTCTTGCCGAAACGACGCCCGCACACCGCTACACGAAATCGTATAGGACAGTCTGCAATTGTTTGCTGTGGTTTACTTAACGCCATTTAATGCTGTTTGAACACGTGCCAACTCTTCAGGAGTTAGAAAATATTGCTGACTAATCCAGCCGTGTTCTGGAATAAATTTATCTATGGTAAGCACGAACTGTTCTGGTCTAAACTCAGTGACCTTCATATCCAATTTATAATTTTCATTATCAATAATATTGGCTTTAGGTGGTGTGCGTCCTGGCGCTAATACTGTGTATGGTTGCATTTTATTCTTTATCCTCTAATTCGTTAAATTCTTCTTCCAGATCTTCAATAAGTTCATCACGTTCCTCATCGTCACTCCAGGGAAGGGCTCTAACCGCGTCCGTATTTGTAGGAGAATCCTGCTGCAGAAGTATATTCTTGCCGAGCCAGATTAAAAGAGTTGGATTCCCATCCAGTGCTACACGCAACTGTGCTCTGCGTAGGCTATTTTTAAGTTGTTGCCGTCCTTTTATCATGCATTCCTTAAGATTATATCTTAAGGTATCATCATTTACGCCAAAGTATTCTGCAATTTCTCTATCCGTGCAGCCTATACTTGCCATTAACTCTACTTCATCTGGTGGCACCGGTGTATTGTTCCTGCCCACTAGGATGGCGGGCTTAGTTATAGTGCTCATTTTATCATGTCGGGCCATTAGTTTGCTTCCAATTGTTCGTAGTTGCTGAGATCAGGCTCTGGCGCTGGCTCACTGTGTTGTGCTCTAAGTTCTGCTATACTGAAAGCATCTGTATCAAATACAGCATTTAGTCTTCTGGCACAATTAAGTGCTGATGCACGACTGGGAAACATAGTTTTAGGATACTTAACTGTTTCACCATTGACATCTCTGTGCCTGTATTTCATACTTACCACTTCTCCCAGGTGGGTTATTCCCCATACTGCTGAAGTTTTAAGTATATCTATACTGCGTAGGTCTGATTCATAGCTACACAGTATTAGTGGTGCTGGGCGTGGCATTACGTTGCTTTCCTTAATATTTTATCTAATCCTGGCATTCGTAAGTTAGCCAGCATCCAGTTATGGTCTTCAAACTCTACTGTATAAACCTGATAATTACTATCATATTGTAAATCTGTAGCGTACATTTTAGTCATTACCTTTAATTCACATTCTGTAAGTTCATCAAGATTTTCAAACTCTACACTATGTATCTGTGCCTGTATCAATTTGCATCCCCTGGTTTAGCCAGCACAGTTCTTTTACTGCCTGGCTTGGGACCTGGTTTTGCCCTGGGTGTAGGATTATAACCTGTATTGGGTAATTGTTTCCCACTCTGTGGACGTTGCAGTGTGTAATGAGAAATATTCATACAGTTACGATTTCCGCAAGCGTGATACACAGCAGTTTGTGCTGGTAGCCAGTTACCTGTATGTTCTGCAAATAATACGCGGCGAGCCTGAGTCATCTGTGCACGATCAGTACCGTCTGGTTGTATTTTACGTACTCCGTAGAGTGGGCCTTGTGGACCGAAACTGCCAATCCATTCATAACACGCCAGTGGATCAATACTGGGTTTTATTTTCATATTGAATAGTTCACTACTCCATCTAAACTGACCCATTTCTTTATCTCTGGGGTATATGGGTTTTAGTGGCATATCTTTATCCTTTTATCTTCAAATCTTTTATATATTGTATTTAGCGGCATTATTCTGTATCTGTTGTTTTATGAAGCCATTGTCTAATATTTACTACTATCACTACTAGCAAAAACAGCAAAACCCTTGAAGCAAAAAAAGAAAAATAAAAAAAAAAAAAAAAATTATTTTTTTTTCTGTGATAGATTTTTTTTCAGGGATTTTGCTAGTAGTGAAGTAGTGAAACTTATTTAAAATAGCCGGTTGGCGCTGTTAAAAGTTCGAATTTTAACATCTGGCTCGGCCCTCAATCCTTTCAATCTACGCATAGGCCTACCGTTAACCATTTCATCAAGAATATATCTCTTGAAATCTTCTTCATAGTTAGCAATACCGCCACGCACCAATGTACTTTTACGGAATATGTTAGTTTGTGCATTATCAGCAATAGTTGCGTTTTTACACCAAGTATAACCAGCGTTTTCCATATAGCTTCTGATACTTTCTGTAACACTGGCTAGTTGTTTGGACATTGTACTATTACGCTCACTTTGGATAATTCTATAAATTTCATAGATTTCATGTGTGCTGATAATTTCTGGATCGTGTCCAATAATAAATTCAGCAGTTGCTTTAACAGCATCCTTTTTATATTCTGTTATTTCTTCCCAGTCTTGTCCACGCAATGGGGCCAAATGATAACGCTCACGTTTGTACTTTTGGTCAAAATAATTTAAAAGTTGTTGTGCTTCCAGACGACTTTGCCATTCCTCAGCCAATGGCCCACGTAAAACAGCATCGCCTATGGCAAAGTCATCCATGTTCTGTGTATCAATACCAGCATCTTCCAATAATTTTCTACAATATCCAGATCCTCTTGCCCTGTCCAGAATCTTTACAGTATTTTCTGCAAATGTGCTGGTCTTAACAGCCTTAATGGGACTAACACGCATCATCTGCGGACCGTCTTCAAAAGGTAGCGGAAACAATACCTGATTACTACCCATAGCGTAAACTATGCAATTGTCTACTTCAAGTTCAGCCCCATATTTCTGCTTAATGTAATCTTTCAAACTACCTGTTGCGTTTTTTACTTTGTTCCATTCACCGCGTTCAGGTATTTCATCAATAAAAATAAACACCTTACCCAGTTTAAAAGCATTAAAGCTACTGTCAATAACGTCCCAGACTCCACTGAATCTAAGATCCCCGCCTAGAATATTACCAAATACAATTTCAAAATAACTGTTGCGTCCCACTTTACCACTACCAAAAATAATTGGCATGCTCAACATATTATTTCCCACAGCAGCATGCAACGCACCATAACTCCATTTTTCTAAAAATTCTAAGTTTTCTGGTTTATCGCCTACCCAATCATTTTGGCTTTCACTCCAGTGAATAGTATTACCACTTAGAGCAAACAACAGTGCCCGCATAATCAGGGGGCACTGTTGAATTTCATCAGGGTTATAACTGGGCTGCATAATTCTGCTGGTATCTAATGTATTGTAAGTGTTTTCATCTACAATGTCCACTGTGTTCACTAATTTACTGTAAACCCTGCTTTTAAACTGATAAGTTTCCGTAACATCCTCTTCATTAACAACACTTATGGCTTCACCATTAATCATTTTTCTAAACACAGTTTTAGCATAGGGATGTTCTAATTCTGTCCAATTAGGATATAGTGTCCCGTGATTAATATACTTTAATTCAGTACAACTTTCTTCCTTTTTTGTCCTAGCGTTTTGTTTAGTGGTTGTAAGTTTATAAAAATATTTTGGCTGTCCATCAATAATGAAACTCATTCCAGTATTTTCATAGACCTGCAATGCTTGTTTAAAAATTTTATATTTTTGTGCATTACTAAGTTCTTCTTTTTGTGACTGCTTGGCTTCTCGTTCTGCCGCTTTTTCTTGTCGCTCAAGTTCTTTAGCAGCCAGTTGCTCAGCCTTTAATTTTTCTTTAGCCAAACGCAATTCTTTTTTTGCTTGTCTGGCTGCTTCTTCCTGTCTTTCTGCTTGTTCTTTAATATCTTCTAATGTTTTAATATCTGACATATCATTCCTTTACCATATATTTGTTTTTTAATTCTTCACTAATACCAGTTTGTTTCTTAACCTTAACTGGTTGCCCGTTGTATGCTTGTATAAAAGCATCCCTGGTTTCACGTTTAACTCTATTACCCGACCATCCTGTCCAAGCTGCTCTTCTAAAACTTGCTTGTTGTAAAGTACTATCACTGGTTGCCATCTTAGCACAGATATAATCATACTCTGCGTAATCTAATTCAATACTTTTACAAATAGCCACTAATGTTAGCACACCATATTGGCTTACTTCACTATTATAGTGTAATCCACTACAAGTTAATAAACTAGCAACTACTGCTTCTTTATAAGCATTACTTTGTTCATTATTAAACTCTATATTGCTTATCTTTGGCTCATCAAATAGTTTAGGTTCTTTGTAGGCAAACTTATATGGATCTATCATTGTGCCCTGATTCCAATAAGCGATACAATCGTTTTTGCCGCTGTGAAAGTAAAAACTTTGACTAACCGTAAAACTTGCGTTATCTACTCCGGGAAAAGTGTCTTTAATATCATCTTTATAAAAAATAACATCTTCAGCAAGCAATGGTTGACTAAAAGGTATCACAACCCTAAATCTATGTTGGTCTTTAGTATGCCTAAAAGTAGTATAGATAACATATTCAATATCAGTATAATGTTCCATTACTTCTTCTATAGTTTTGTGTTTATCTACATCCAAAATAATACCTTGAATAGATTTTACATTACCTTTACAGCGTCTAATCGTATTGGGTATTTCATCAAATGTTTCTTGTCTAATGCCATCAATATAATGATATCTACGAGCTTGTTCGTGTTCTTCATCTAATGTTTTAAAATCAGCAAAGTTAAACATAGGACCCAGTTCTTTGCGTTCTATATCGTGATGCTCACATAATAATTCAGCAAGTTCGGGCCAAGGTAGATCTATTTTTATATCTACATAAGCCCGCTCTACACTTTTGAAAGTCGTAAGAATCATTTTTCCCATTCCATAAAAGTCTGACCTTTATGTTGATAGATAATTAATTTACTTAATTTTTCACATTGCTCACAATTAAAAACCATACGGACACCAGAACGTCGAGGACTTGGATTAACTCCTTGTTGATCTATAGACAATTCATATTTGTTATTACCACTCATCTCATCGCAAGTAGATACGCTTATGCGATCCCAATCAGCATCTTCTGTACGATTGTAAACTTCTACCATTGTGTGATGCATATAATCACTACCACAATGTGGACACGATAACACATCATCTTGAATTTTAATTTTCATTTTTCTTCCTAAGGTTGTGACACAATAGAAAGTAGTCCTTCTATTAGTTTTGGTCCTGGAAATTGTCAGTTTCGTTTCTCGTAGGCCCACCATACTTGCTATGGACGGGAGTAAAGCATCTTATCTCTTTACTCACCGCGATGGGAGCCAGAAGCTCCCATGTTGGTTAAGATTTTTACGAGAAACTGTAGGACATTGCATCCTACTGAGTATTTATTATAGCAAATTGTTTTTACATTGTCAATGCTGTTAAAATCTTAATTCTTTCGGTTACATGATCCACTATCTTCTGATGTTCTGCGTCACTAAACTTAACTTTTGGATTACGCATAGTAGTGATAGTCTGTAGATACCCGCCCAGAAGTTTTAATTGCTGCTTTACTTCCACAGGGTCAGTTTCTGGCTCATAATCCAATATTAGCTTTACTGTGGCTGCTGCTATCTGCTGCTCACGTGCTGTGCTGTTTAACATTGTGATTAGTTTTTTAGCACGGGCTTCCGCAGCCTGTCGTAACTCAGCAGTTTCAGCACTACTAGCAGCACCCAGTTCCGCCATGTACTGTTCAAACTGCCTACTACGCTCAGTGCCCTGATAATCGGCACTCTGTTCTGGCTCTCGCTGGTAACTAATGTTCTTTACACGCTCCACAGTTCTATACTGCCGTATTTCTGCTGCTGTGTTTATATCTGTTCTGTGTAGAATCTCACCCAGGAAGTCTCCTGCTTTCATATTAGTAAGCGGTAAGCCCGCTATGAATGATATCCCTTTACTCTGGTTATCACGGGCAAACTTCAACACCCATTCATATTCTGAATCTTCATCATCCAGTATCTCACCTACAACCACAAACTGCCAGTCTACGCCAACTGCTTCCAGTTGTCTACACCACTGGTACTTGTATTCTGTATTGGCTGCGTCTTTGGCACTGGATTTATGTTCAGTTTCTCTACGCTTAGGGTTATTTGTGTGTCCCACGTAGAATACTACTGGATCTGGTGCCGCATCAAACACCAGTGTGTATAGATAATGTCGTTCTGTCATAGTGATTCCGCCTTCATTACTGCTCTAACTGCATTGCGTGTGCTACCTGGAATAGCATCTATATGATAGCACTGTGCTGTGCGCCCTGTATTCAAAACCATAAACAGATATTCTGCTGCTTCGGCTTCTGTATCAAACCACTTACTGCTACTAAACACCGGCAACTCATAATCTGGATTACCAAAGTTTTTCATATGCTCTCTGATATCACCGATATGTTGCTCTACTTTTACTAGCCATTCTAAATTGTCTTGCATTGCTGCTCCTTGTTGTTCTATCTTATTTATTATAATACATCTGTTTCAGTATGTCAAATACTGTGATTTTACCCAAAAAGATCGGGTATTATATTTTAGTATTATATATACTTTAGCCATAAAAAAGCACCCCAGACCTATACCAATCTGGGGTGCCGAACTTCAAGGATACGTGCTGCCTACTCAATGGCTAAAAAGATTTAACAGCACACATCTATTTATCTAAATTATCATAAAAAAGACCCAGGGTGTTAGGTCACTCTGGGTCCGGAGTCTTCAAGTAGTAGTAAAAAGCACTTCTGTGCTATGGATATTTAATCCAGGTCTTCAAAGATTTCAGGTAGTTCTACTGGCGCTGGACGACTAACACCAGCATATCGAAATATATAATCTGCTTTAGCACCACGCTGTATTAGTCCATCATAGTAGCCCATATCAAAAAATCTTTCGTCATCTGTTCTGGGTGCGTTCTTACCCCAACTTTTATTCAGTGCGTAATCAATATTACTGATGCGTTTACGCTGTGGCACTGGTTTGTGGTAGACCCAACTGGCCCAGACTTTATTAGTGGTAAAATAATCCACAAATATCGGTTGCTGTGCTACAGGGATAATATATAGACTCATCCAACCACCACCTGCTCTGTCACGATACCAGCACTGGTGTTCTATGTCAGGTAGTTCGTGTGGCTTCTGATGCCAGACTGCGTGTGTATAGTTGTCTGGTTCAGGTGTGTGCCAGAGTGTATACCCAGGATAATTGTTTATCTGGGCTTTATCCCAACTGATATGGCGGCTCACTGCTACTCTGGGATCTGGTAGTGCAAATGTTCTTGTGTAGCCCGGCAAATATTGCCAGTCTGATTTCTTCTTACGTTCTGTCATCTGCTATTTAACGAGCAGACTCTTAAGTACGTGTAAAGATATAACCCAGAGCAGCAAGTAAAGCAGCACCCACAGTTCCCAGTGTAGCTATTAGTTGCACTACTTTTGAATTATTCTGAGCAGCAATGAGAAGTTTGATCTCACTGAAACCCTGCTGTGTGGATGCCTTAAGGCTAGACATATCAGCCTCAATCTTAGATAATCTTGTTTCGACTGCATTTAATCTTTGCTCTAATTGGGTGTATCTCAGGTGGCATAATGACACGTGAGTGCTTAAATCTGTTTCTTCCTGGGTCATGATGTTTACTTCTTTTTCTTGTAGCCCGATGCATAAATGGCTCGGCCCTGTTGCTCTGCTTGTTTTTTTGTGGGGTAAACTCGTCCTGAAGTTCCCCATTGATATTTCGTTGTGCCACCTGGTGTGGTGATTTTCCTTACTGGCATATCAACTCCTCTTTGGTGGCTTCTTGCCCTTGTTAGTCTTAGTACGCATACCGCGTAGTGGTAAGTCTCGTCTTTGCATATTTAATCCTTTGTTAGTGCTGGTTACTTTATCCAGCGCACATTACCTAGTGCAGTTCAATTGCAGGGACGCCTTATACCGTAGCATCAAACAGCCCTAAGGTGGGTTTTATGCTCCCATCGCTTCAATTGTAATTGTTGCGCTGGCTATAGCAGGTCTCGCATATGGTGTAGTCTGTAGTGGTGAATACTGTAGACTGATACCACTGGGGTTATCCACTGCAAAGCGAACTTCAATGTATTGTCCTGCTGTGATACCATCTATTAACCAGTCCTTGGTGATAACAGTGCTGGTGTCCTTGGTTAACACTACACGAATACAGGTTTCGTCTAAGTCAGTGCCATTCTTCGCCAACCAAACATAAGCAGTTCTATCAGCATTGTCTGTATTCTGTGCTTGCATTTCTAAGATAACATTATAAACACCTTCAGTATCAATATTCAGTCTGCTGGTGTTGCTGACTGTGACGCCCTGTGTGTTGACATGTGGGGTAACATCTGTAGTCCAGTCAAATTCATATACAGTATCTGCTGCCAGTGCCGTGACATCTGCCATCTTATGGAAGCAACCGTATGTTCTTCTGTATTGAATCTTGCCACCTTTAAGTGCTGCAAGGCTGCTGTCCTGTAACACAACTGCATCACCACGGATACTGGCCTGTGCGCTACTGACTTCTAGAGCATCCAAGCCAGTGTTAGTGCCCAGTTTGTTTACACTAAAACTTAGGCTTGTGCCACTTGCTGTGGCAGTAAATGTTTCAGCAGCACGAACCTGTAATGCACCCGCTGCGTTAACACTTAATGGTGTAGTGCTGGTACCATAGTTACCCAGGAAAGTAAAACGACCCAGGGTGTCACCACTTACTGTAGCAGCGTAGTTAGTGCCATCATAACGATTGGTTTTGGTTTCGTAAGTAGCAGCACTTGAACCATCAGTAGTAATACTGGTTACACTGAGTTCAGTAGCACGGTCATATGCACCAGCACCATTACGAACACCAACTTTCTGGCTAATTTCACCACCATAGGTAGTGTTACCACCAGGTGCTCGTTGTGCTGTTTTAACCGTGCTAATCGCACCACTTACACTGTCTATAGTAATTCTATCACTTAGCGTGTTAGTGCCAATTTCACCTGTTTGAACGGCAAATTTACTGCCACGCACACTGGTGGTGAAGTTCTCACTTGCTGTCCAACTTAGTGTGCCAGTCTGACTACCAGTGCCGGTGCTGTTAGTGCCTGTTTGTCCAAATACACGAATTTCAGCCAGTGTGTCATTCAGTTCCACAGGATCTCTGCGAGTAGACCAGCCACTCTGTCTGCTGGTGTTGAAGTTTATTCTGTTGGTGCCAGGCAGTGTTGTATTATCTGTGTTTGCAGTGCTTTGACTTGGCACACCAAAAATAGTAAATGTAGGATGGTAGAATATCAGATCCTGACGTCCATGTCCGTTAATACTATTACCAGCGGCATCATACTGAGTAGTCATCGTGCTACTGTTAAAGATCAAGTTCTGTGTTGGAGGAGTATTTGTCGTCCCACCAGTATAGTTTGCCAGAAATAAGTTTTGACGACTTGTGCTGTGTAAACGCAGGTTGTTGGGCTGACTTCGTAAAATTGTAGTAGCACCTGCCTGTGTTGTATAAGTTCCATTATTTAGGAATGCCTGACCCGCGAGGGCAACTAGTTGAACACTACCACCGTTTACCTGGCTACCCAGGCCACGAACACCATCATGTCCTGCTAAACTTATAGCACCTAAAATATCGTTAGCACCAGTTGCGGTGGGCGCAGCCGCAGTGCCGCGTGTGCTTTCCAGGAAGATGTTTGGGTTACCACCGGTAGTTGCTGTTCCACCTGGACGATTTTGTCCATGGTCAATAACGCTGTTGGTTACAGCGAAGCCACTGGTGACGTTTTCACTACGCACGCCTAACTGCATTGTTGAACCCGTTGCTGCACCTGTGGCATCAAATGCTGCTGGCGCACCAATCTCACCACTGCCGCCTATAGCAGCATTACCTGCCGCGATACTTTTTGCCACAGAGGCAGTAGGCATAATCACATTGCCCACACCAATTGGTGTTAGTGAAATATTACCAGAACCGTTTAATGCAGCACTGGCAACTGTTTGGGCTGGACCACTTACAGTCCAGGTTGAGCCGCTACCAGTTCCTGATATGTTGGCAGTTATAATGGTGCTGCCCAATGTAGTTCCACCTGATATTGTTTGCCCGATCTCTATTGTTCCAGCAGTTAATGTTCCAATAGTTAAAGTGTTGCCACTGATACTGGATCCTGTGGATGTGAATGAGTCTGTGCTGCTGATTGTATTGCCACTAATATTGATGTCATCAACTTGTAAACTTGAACTAATAGTTACAGCGCCAGTTGTATTAGCAATGGTAGCAGCCGCTGTGCCATCCAGAGCACGAATGTTTGTAACGTCTAAACTTGTTGTATCTACTGTGCCAAAGGTTACATTATCAGTAGTGCCTACTGCCTGGCCTATACTGATAACACCAGTTAAATTATCATAACTGACGCCTGTTCCACCACTCAATGCTGCACGAGCACGAACATCTGTATAATATAGATTAGTAAGTTCTGCTAACTCTGATGTGTTAACAGGAATATCCGCCCAGGTGCCGCCAAAGTTTCTACTCTGTTGCCATTTATCTGTGCTGTTGTTATATCTAATTCTACCTTGACTGGTGGTACCACTACTGAGAATCTGGTCACCATTAAGTTTAAGATCCAATTGTATTTGGACACTGCCCAAATCAGTTAGTGTAATTGCTCTAGTTCCATTGCCGGCATTGATAAAATTGCTACCTACTGCGAGGTCGCCCACGGTTTTCACATCATCGCCACTAAGTGTAATAGCAGTAACTCCACTTTCGGAAGCAATTAATGGTGCTTCTATACCATTTCTAACTTTAAAATTCTTATTTGCCATAATTCATTATCCTTATGATTAGACTGCTATTGCGGTCCTTGTTACTTTATAAACGGTAACTGCGTTTGTGGGTGTTGTTAATAATCTAACCAACCCTGAATTGATATCTGTGCTAAACACTGCTAAACTAGCACCTGTTGCTAAATCTGCATAAGTTGTTTGATTTGCTACTGTGCCGTTATGATTTACCAGTATTTCGAAACTGTGATATTCCGCTCCGCTGCTAACACTTACAATATATTTCGCAGTGCGATATTGGCTGGCGCTGAATGAATCTACAACCTGATTGGCTGCTGTACTACTGGTACTGAGTGTGATTACAGGCTGTTCACCGGTGACACTGATTTCACCTGAGTTGATTGCGATGCCGGTGCCTGCTGTAAAGTGGGCTCGCACTTCTGCTGCACTTGGCCCAGTATAGGATATAACTCCTGTGCTGCTATTATAAGCAAGACTGCCATCACCACCAAGGTCATTAACTTGGATGGAGCCCCTTGCCCTAGCAGTTGTAAAATACTGATTAGTAGTGCCTTCATTTAGATTGTCCGTGGTTTTTGTGCTGAGACGGCTATCAAAGTCTGTATTAGCACGTAATGTAGTATAATATAGATTAGTGTCGCCTTCACTGATATCATCAGTATCCAAAATCACAATGTCTGTTTGTCCATTTACTGAATCTACAGGATAATTGATAGCAGCAATACCCAAAGCTACGCGAACATCAGCACGAGCATTGGTAAAAAATAAATTGTCGGTGCCTTCTATAAGTTGGTCAGTGTTAGTCACACCAACTTCAGTTACACTGACATTTGTTGGTGTACTTGTAACAGCAACAGTATTACTATCACTGCTGACTTCAACTACTACAGCCGTAGGAGTTGTAACTTCTATGCCACTGCTGACTTGTGTAACAGTAAATGTGCTGTTGGGAATCGTTACGGTAATTTCTGCCATATTGACTCCTTATGCTATAGTTAATGCGGTAAAGCCTGCGGATAGGATAGGGTTGCCGATTGTGACATCTGGTTCATAGCACTGAATGAATGCCCAGCGATGACTGTTAGTTTGGCTAGGAGTCTGTGCTGTGGTCCAGGTAACGCCTACAATAGTAATAGGTACGTTCTTACGAGCATCAGGAATAATTGCCCCGGTGTATAAGTTTGCTGGGATAGTAATGTTAACTAAACCAGTTGCAGCATTTACCACATTAACGGTAGTTGTGTCCACTGCCAGTTCTTCTTTGGCAAAGTAGCCGATTACTAAACTATTGCTGAAGTTTGGCACGCCATTACGGTCGTAAGTAACTGGATTAACCACCAGTGTTTGTGCGTCCAGAGCCCAGGTCCAGCCTGTGATATTCTGGTTAAAGTTGTACTGGTAAGTACGTTTTGTTGATGGGAAGATTTGCTCTACCTGAATGTTATCTGGGCCACCCAAATAATCACTGAATGATAATACACCTGACATGTGTTCTCCTGAGGGATAAAAGTATGGCTGCTGCGGCAACCATACTGTTATTTATCCATCATAAGATTCAAATAATTTACGTTCGATAACTATAGATAATAAATTAGTTGACGATGGGTCTATACGCAGTCTTACATTCCCATCAAGTATATCCACAGTTGGAATACCTAGATTACCCACAGTTCCGGCAAAGATATCACTATATGTATTCATATAGGCAAAAACACCGTTATGTATTACCATAATTTCCATACATTGAAATTCACCTTGTTGGGTCATTGATAGTGTATATTTGGCAGTTCTGTAATCTGTTGTACTCCAGGTATCTATAGTTGTTAACGCACCGCCAGAAACTAAAACATTGAATACTTCTGTTATTACACCCCCAATACCAGTATAAGGAATACTGCTGGGATACAGACTTAGTTTATTACTAACTACTTCGTTAGTGTCTAAAGTATCTACTGTAAGTTGATCACTAAACACCCAGGATGCAGCACTTTCGTCCCAGGTTAGTGTTGCTGTGGGTCCTGAGCGAGTTACACTAATTACCGCATCATCACTGGGATAAGTGCCACCTATACGTGTAAATGTTAAATTACCACCCACAAATAAGTTACCCGTTGAACCATCAACTACAACACCATGATATCCAGTGCCGAATAAATCCTGACTGAATCTAGCACCATAACCATTTTCTGTAGTTATAGCACGATTAAATTCAAATCTATCTGTAGTTAGTTCATTCCATTTAATTGTAGCATCACTGGCACCTCGTTCGAATACTATCGTGACATCTTCAGCAGCAGCACCATCACTGTTCAGTGTTAGTGTGTTGCCTCTCATGCTGAGGTTATTACCAATTGTAGTAGTGCCTGTGCTACCACCTATCAGTGTTGCTGCGCTATTTGTAAAAGCGTTTACAGTTGTGCTGCCATTCAATAAATTAAATGTTGTGGCAGTACTGGTCTGCGTCCCGCCATTCACAGCCAAATTTCCATCTAACACTGTACTAGCGTTGCGTATATTAGCAGTGCCTGTTACAGCACCCAAGGTTAAATTAGCAGCCGCTCCGAAAGCATTTACAGTGGTGGCTACAGTATTATATACATCCTGATTAGTCTGTGTTCCTACTAATACTGGATTGCGTAGCGTAGCAGTGCCTGAATTGGCACCCATGTTTAATGTTGCTGCTGCACCAAAAGCACTAACAGTGGTGGCGTTAGTGTTGAATACTGTGCCTACTGTGTTAGTAGTGGTGATATCAGCATCTGAACCTGTAGCACTACCATTAACAGCCAAATCACCACCAATACTTGTATCTTTAGGAATTACAGTATTACCAACGTTTGTTAACAGTACCAGTTCATTTACAACTACGCCATTACCACCAAACCAAGGCACACTTGTTAGTGGAGCAGCACCGTTATATTGACGCACATAGATCTGTCCGCCATTGTTTGTGCCACCGATATTATCACCAGTGGCAATTTCCAGATAACCCTGATCATCACCAGTACTACCCGCACCTATGAACCAGGGATCGTCTACGGTACTATAACCACGAAAACCATACTGACTGTTTACTCCATCTGGCTGCGTGGCAAAAGTAATAAACGGTTGTTGTGCGGTTACTGTGCTTCCGTTTAAGTTAATATTTCCGCCCTGCACAGTTAAATCGTGGTTTATGGTGGTCATACCATCACTGCTAGCCGCACCGATGTTAATAGTGTTTGCAGCACCAAACGCATTTACAGTAGTTGCTACTGTGTTGTAGAGATTTTGTGTTGTTTGTGTGCCCACCAGTGTGGGATTACGCAAAGTCGCCGTGCCACTGTTTGCGCCTAGGTTCAGTGCTGTAGCGGCACCAAAAGCATTTGCAGTGGTGGCTACTGTGTTAAACACATTTTGTGTATTTCTTTCACCTAGTATAGTTCCTGGCTTAATTAGCACAATACTTCCGGCGTCATTGGCTCCGATACGCACTGCTGTGGTGGCACCATTACCAATATTGATACTAGTGGCATTTGCATTAAACAAACTGGCATTTGTGTTGCTGGTTGTAATGTTACCGCCATTAACATTAAGATCCAGAGTTACTGTAGCGTTTCCATTTATATAAGCATCACCATTTACATCCAGTGGAAAATTAGGTGTAGTATTGTTTATACCAACTCTTAAATTAACATCATCCACGTGGATAATGTTAGTGTTGCGCCATTTGCTAGTGGTACCATCATAATAGAATGAATTGCCTTCTGTTGCAGTGCTGACATCAACATTACTTAGATCACCCAGGGTGCCGGACGCGACTGGATTTGGTGTATATCTAAAGTTACCATCTCGGTCTGTAAGTGTAGGTGTGCTGAAACTACCAAAGCGTTTCTTAATACCCATGCGGGCCTTTAAGAACCAACGACGATATGTTTGACTGTTGGCAGGAACTTCTGTAATAATAGTGGTGACAGTTTCGCCATTGGTAAATGTTGGATTATTACCTTCTGGACTTATTTTCTTTAGATACACATAGTCACTGTCAACTGGTAAGTCAAACAACTGAGTTGTTCCACTCAGTGTTCCACTGGTGTTAACAACATAAGTGCCTAATCCGCCACTTACTGAATAAGTGCCAGCAGCCTGTTCATCAAACGCTCTATCTAATGTTACCTGGCTACCCAGTATTGCTGTAATGTGTGAACCAAAAGTGCCTAAGCCAGTGCCCATTAAATTATTACCAATCTTTAGACCTGTGGTGTTGTTTAATGTAACAGTGTTAGTTCTTATTGCGCCGCCTGATGCAAATGTTTTACTCACAGGATCATTTGTAAGTTGGGCTACGATAGTAAATTCAGTTGCACCAACTGTAAAATCATCACCCACATTTATTGCACCAAAATCACTGGCAGTCACAGTTAGCAAGCCCTGACCCACTGCTGCTCCATTACTACCCGTGCCTGGAACTACTGTACCGGTAATGTTAAATGGATCCCAGCCTTCAGTGTAATACAATTCTATTTCATCATATGGACCACCTGTAGTAGGTATTTCAATCTGCATCTGGAAGTTGGGAATCGCTACATCTGTGTCAATTTCTGTAATGAATACAACTGGAGGTTGTGGTAAGTTTGGACTTGCTCCAAACACCCCAATACCAATATTAGCACTTGTTGTAAATTCTGTTATTTCTTCAATAGTATAGACATCAGGATTGTATTCCAGAGCCTGTATCTGTGCTACCAATCCACCGTCATCAGTCTCCTGTTCTTTAACACGCATTACTCTAAAGTATTTTGGTGCCCAGTCATATAATTCACTGTAAATGCTAACAACATCACCTGCTTGTGCCTGAATACCATATTGGTTTGTAGTAAACTCCACAACCAAATCATCACGGCTCTGTGCTAATTCTAATTTGGCTAATAGGTCTGCCTGCACTGAACTATTACATAACTCTAGACTTAAACGCAGTTGGTTATCCGGTTCGTTGGGATTACGTTCACCACTGGGTATTTCATCTCTAGCGTAGGCCTTTTGATCCTTGTTAAACTTATCGTAGAACTCTGCTTCATAGCTGTTGTATAAATCATCTAGACGAGTTGAACTAATAGTGATACCACTGGTAATGTTATCATCTGTAAAACTCAGCATCACAGCAGGCAGTGTGTAAAATGTAGTACTACTGATGTTACCACTGGTGCTGGTTGTGTAAACACCTTTTTGTCCTGCGGTTTCACCAAAAATTACGGTTTGTTGTGTTAATATTGTGCCGATTAATGTGCCAGCACTGTTATATAACAATTGTCCTGCTTCAATGCGTCCTGCTGGGAAGTTGGTGACTGTTAATACGTTACCTGTGCGGCTAGCTGTAAAATAAGTTGCAGGCAAACCCAACTCACCGGCTGTGACCGCTTTCTTAATAATTGGGCTCCAGTAGCCTGTAGTAACATCATAACTTAGCCAGGCACCACCGTTCTGCATGATGATATCAATATTTTCTTTAACAGGACGACTGGTATCTATAACACCATTAATACTATAACGAGCGATAGAGCGAGTTGGGACTCCATCCTTGTCTATATACATAAAATCTTCATTACAGAAGTTTTTCCAACTGGTTTGTGCTGCACTGTTTATATTTGCTGGATCAATGTTAGCACCATAACGTGCGCCAGTCATATAATCATACCAGACATCTGCAGGATTGCTAATACTGTTGGCAAGTTGGAATGTCATATTAGGCAAACCAGTGAAGCCTTTTTCACCGTTGTATGTGACTTTGATAATGGCAAATACCAGACCCGCCATATCAAATTGGTCAGTCCAACTGTTGTCATTATTGCCCCAGAAATCGTAAGCAGCCTGAGTATTACCAGTTAATTGTGTGGGGAATATCTGTTTATTTGCAGCACTGCCGCCAGCGTAAACACGAACTTCAACAAGACTATTTCCATCCACCACAAAGTTTTTATCAATAAAGTCTTCACCTGGTCCATCCACAGTTTTTCTACCATCAAGAATCTTGTGTGCACCTGCTGCGTTATTAACTGTGGTTAAACGTAGGTCGTTCCAGTAAATGTCGTTGATGTTATAAGTGGCTGCAACATTATTACAAGTTTCACTTAAAACTATGCAATAAAACATTGTGTTGTTGGTTTTCTGGTCTGTGCTGATTAATCTGGCATCTGTAATAATACCATTAACATAGGCACTGCCATAGACTACTGGAATTTTGTTGTTAGTTGCTGGCGGAACCTGTATGCGTCCACCCTGACTACCCTGAGCACTGTTATTGCCTTTGTTGGGATTACCATTGATAACTCTGCTAGTTATATAAGCAGCGGCTGTGGCTACTAAGCCTCCAACCACCAGTGCTGCTGTGCCCGCTAATCCAAATATCGTTCCTGCTACATAAGCTCCTACTGCGGTAAATGCTGGCATATCGTCAATCCTTTAAGTATAATTTTTCCGTCAATCTAAAACCTCTGGATTCTAAATCATAATCTTCAGTGGTGGTCATACGAGTTGTAAAGTATCCTTGTATGCTACCCATATTTAATAACTTTTCAGCCTGCTGGCAAAACTCAATGAACAGTCTACCTGCACCCACTGTGCGTCTATATTCAGGTCTAACATACCAGACTAATTCACGCAGACTGCTTTTTTTAGGCATCCAAACATTTTGTTCTTTAACGGCTACTAATAATCCCACAGCAACTTCACCATTATAGTAAAGCCAAATGTAGCCATGCTGTAGCACTGAAAACACTAGTCGTTTAATGTGTGCTTCGTCAATAATATCTGTGTGTTGGTTATAACTTGTTTCTGTTAAGAACTCTGTTAACAAGCCTGTAACTAAATTCAAATCACTACGTGTTGCTAATCTTATCATATAATTTAGGCGTCCTGTGCTGTTTCTGTTTGAGCGCTTCTGCCTCTGAGACTACCACTGCCATTAACAGTACTGGCTGCAGGAGCGACATATGGTTTACCAAAGTCAAAACTGCTGTTAAACAATACTTCAACACGATCCATACTGGGGTCACTGGCATTATTGGATAGTTCAGGCCAGACAATTTGATAGTCTTGACGGTTCGTTCTGCGACCAGAAATTTTGTTTTCCAACACACCCATAATGCTACTGGCAATAATGGTAATTGTGTGATTAACACTGGGCTCTGCGTTAACAACATCCAGATCTTCCTGAACACTAAAGTTGCTGATAATACCAGTAAATCTACGGTATATTTCACCTGCGATGACTTCCTGCGTCTTGTAATCAAAGAACGCACGATAGATGTTTACTTCGCCACCTTTAATAGGCTGTCCCAGTGTAGCAGCAATATAGTTAGCAGGTATAGCACTTAGACTAATTTGTATTTCATCATTAGCGTTAGTAATGTTGTTTTGAATGTCACTTACTTGTAAAAAGCCCGCCAATGCTTCATAGGTGTTGCCACCATAAGTTATATTCTTATAGCAGTTACTGATAAAATATGTTGTGCCATCTAGTGTTAGGTCGATAAGAACGCCATGCTCAACACTGCGTTCTGTGTCAACCGATGTCATTATTGTGGTCATAATATTTCCTCAACTAATTCAATATCACTTGTAAGTTCTACTAATCCACCTGGTAGATATCTAATCTGCGGTAGTGCTGCTACATTAACAACAAAACTTGCGGCTCTTGCTCCTACAAATACATTACTATTCGTGCTAATAGTGCCAATAAAACCTCTGTGTACTGGCACACACACTGTGGGAGTACTTGTTGGGCCTGTGCCATCAAATGTTATTGCGCCACTTGTGCAGGCTGTGGTGCTTTGAATTACTATACTGGTAGGGCTAATTATCTCTGTAATATAAGTTAAGCCACCGAAACTACCAGTGTTTGAGCCAAACTCTGTGATAATTTGTCCCACACTTAATCCTGCTGTGCTGGTAATACCGGTAACTGATGTTCTAGTTGTAGTAGATACAAAACTTACCTGATAACCTACAGCCGTTGCTGAATTTACCTGCGTTAGAACAGTTACACCGGCTGGCTGTATTACGCCTGTGATGCCTGTTGCAGTGGTGGGAATAATCACATCTGCTGTGGCAATATATGGATAACGAAATCCACTTGGGCGAAGATAATCACCAGCTTTAACCAAATATGTGCCCGCTGTAATTGTTGTTGAATTTATATTAGTTAAGCAGATCATTGCTCCAGATGTCTGACTGGTTGCCTGATAACTATCCAATACATTGTCACCACCTGATGCAGCATCTGCGCCGCCTTGATAATTTACCATCCAACTATTACCCTGGTTAGCAAGAAATGTTGTGGGATCTAGATCGTTTAATCTAAATCCATGTGGTAGATATTTGTCATTATCCAGTAAATCAGCAAACACGCTGCGATATTCTGCTGCTGTCCAGACCGGCTTAGGTGAAACTGTGAATCTAAATGGGTTAGCCCAGTTGCGACTAACGGTAGAAATTCTACCACTGCGGCTCAGTGTCTGTGCCACTAATTTACTGCGATTAACTTCAACATTAACCGCTGTGTTTATAATTTGTTGTAAACTCATTATCTTCTACTCCTTATGGGTAATTGTCGTCTGCCCTGTTCCGCCACATTGTGAATAAATTCTGGATCACGTGCTAACAGTGATTTAAAACTCTGTGCGTCTACTGCCTGAATATTGTAAGTTACTGCTGTGTTGACGGTTTGACCACCACCTAGTGCTCCGTTAGGAACAATAGTACCTGCTGTTTTAGGCACAAACAACTCTGGGCCCTTCTCACCCACAACACTTACTTTATTCATCGGAGGACTACCCCCGTTGGCAAAAAAACCACCAAACAAACTACCCAGGAAGCCTCCACCGCCTCCACCAGTCATAAAACTACTTAAAACTTTCTGTGCTTGGACACGAGCGAAGTCAGCAATCATACTATTAGCAAGATCCTTAAAACTTAACTTACCAGTCTGTACGAACTTAACAAAGGCATTTTCAAAACCCTGTGTAAAGTTACTGAGCTGCTGTGCAGCATATTCAGCATCAGTTTTAATGTTGTTGCGATACTTTTCACCAGCCGCTTTCCAACCTGATGCAAAACTATCCTGTTCTATTTTAGTAGCGGCGGCATTTTCTTCAATTTTAGCACGACGCTGATCATACAAGTCATTAATTTCTTGTAGTCGCTGCTTCATACCACCTACCCCTTCAAATGGTAAGTTTTGTATTCTTCTTATTGCTTCTAGTTGTGTTTTGCGTTGTGTTTCTAAATCAAACAATTCTTTAGCAGTTGCTTGCTCAGTGCTACGCAGGTTCTGAATACTCTTTTCAAGTTGCTCACGCTGACCAGTTAACTGTAATGACTCAGACTGTGCCCTGACTAATTCAAATGCTGACAATACTGCTTGTCCTTGTTGATTTTGGAATTCAGCTATTTCACGTGAATACACTGCTTCTTGTTCCATTAAATCAACAATGTTTTTAATTTCCTGTTGCTGACGCTTACGGTTAGCCAATACATCTTGATTAGCCGTAAATACTTCAATCTCTAGATTTCTCTGCTTTTCTATCGCAGCGGTTTCACTATTAATTAGTTTAAGTGTTTCACCTTTGGCACCTTGGCGCTGTTCATCCAAACGCACAATGGCTTCATTGGCTTTACGATTAATTTCAAATATGCCTTCATACAAAGAGCGTTCTCTCTCTGTCATATTCACCGTGGACATTTGCAGGTTTAATTTTTCTTGTGCTGTTTGACTGGATAATATATATGAATTGCCGATATTGTCAACAGTTTTTAATTGTTTGTCTAATTCTTTTTGTAGTTTTTCTGCTTCGGCCCTTTCACGCTTAATTCTGTCTTCACCTTTAGCACCATAGTCTCCAGTGACAGGGGATGTTTTGCCTAAACTTTCCAGCCTGGACATTTCACGGCCTTGGTCTTTATAGGCTTCGTTTAATTTTTGCTGTAACTCATAACGTTCTTTTTCTTTTTTCGTCATGTCCACTTCCATTGCAGTGCCTAGTCTAGGATCTCTAACAATGGTTTTGCCTTGTGCATTGGCTCTACGTTCTGCTTCATCAGCCATCTTCATTGAATTATTAAATGCTATGGCTATTTTACCGAATGCTGTTAAAAGATTATTATTAATGGATTTAGAAATGGCATCAATGGCAGTTTGATACTTGGCCAACTGTGCAATTTGTTCATCTTTGGCAAAATCGTTGGCGGCATTGAGTTTTGTAAAATCCAACTTGGCTGCTGATTTACCAAAAATATCCACAGCCATTGCAGCTCTCGTTGCAGGATCTTCAATGGCTGCTAGTTTACTAATAGCATCTCTTAACACATCGCCAGTATTACGAACTTCTCCGCCAGCATCTCTGACGAATACACCTAACTTTTGAAATGCTTTTTGTGCCGCTTCGTTACCAGTTGCAGCATCACCAATATTTTGGTTCAGTTTTGATGCCAGTGTAGAGAAGTCTTCTGTTTTGCCGCCTGCATCTACTAGACTGTTTCTAAAATTGTTTAATGATCCTGCGGCAATACCTGTGGCGTCACTGATGTCACCCAGATCATCTGCCAGCGTTATTGCTTTAAGTCCCAAACCAACAAATACTGTGGCTGCTGTTCCAGCAATACCTAATAGTCCGCCCATGCTGCCAACAATACCTGAGATTGCTGAAGTCATTTTACCAGCAGCAGCGCCAAAGCCACCTACTGTGGTGCCTAGGTTAGTTACTGATTTTGATAGGTCATCTACGGCTTTTTGACCTTCTACTTTAATTTTTAATACGAAGTTTTCTATTGCTGCCATAGTTTAACCTTTCGCTTGTTTTCTAATATACTCTTGTATAAACTTTTCTGTTGGGGCAGTCATACCTCTAGGACTTTGTCTACTGTAACCAGCATCTAATCTCTGTGCGTAGGCATAATCTGCTTGTATCTCATCACCCTGTAATCTAGTACTGCTGCGAGCATTACCACTGCGGACCGGAGTTTCTGCACGAAAATAGTCATAGGCTTCTTTGGCTAGATTATTAGGATCTAATGCCTTTTCCAGTTCATTGATACGTTTGACTATTTGTCCTGCCATTATTGTTTGTCCTTATTTCTAACTCTCTCTATAGCAGCCATCATTTCTTCTTGACTTAACTGTGGAGTTGATTTTTTACCTTCTGCTTTTGCTTGTTGATGTTGTTCCCAAGACATCATAACATCATAGATCATTAAATCATAGATAGTGCCAACATCACGGACTTGACTGGGCAAAACTCCGTATTGTTTGGCAATCATACCTATGTTTATCATTTCAATGCTGCCCCAGTCGTTGGTGTTGATGCCTTGGTTTTTGACTTTCCCAGGAATTCATTGATCTTTACAAGCAAGCCCAGGGTTAAATCAACAGGAAAGATTTCTTCAGCAGTAAGTGCTGGTGTGCCGTCTTCTTTCAGCACAATTTTACGCAACAACTCATTTAATTGGTCGCTGTTTTGTTCTTGTTGTAGTCTGTAAAATTCAAAGTATGTTGATATACTCATTTGATCCAACATGTGAAACTCAATTGCTTCACCATATTGTTCTAGAACCTCTGCGTCATCCATGACTATTTTAGTCAGTGTGGGTTTCTTTGCGAATTTGCTAATATCCATTTTATCTCATATCCTCATATCGTTTTTTCAAGTGATGTATTGTAGTCAATACAAATCGAAGTCTTACTTCTGCTTGATCCAGGTCTTTGCGGGCACAGCGTAGTTCACTAAGTGACTTTGCTGTTTCTGCTTCCAGACTTAGATATATCTCCATATCTGTTTTATCATCAAATATCATTACAATCTCCAGATCATGTTTATTTATATAAATTTTCCTTAAAGAAAAAGCACCCTAAGGTGCTTAATCTCTTCTCAGTGAGAATTAGGTTACTGTGTAGTCACCGCTGATAGTCAGTGTAACAGGTGTTACCCAGACTGGAGCATCTGCGCTGGCAGTTAATGCCAAGCCAGTGATGTAACCAAAACCACCAAGAGTCTTACCTGCGCCACCTGTGCTGGTGTCACCTAGGTATAGTTGAAACTCAACTAACTGCTTGTCTTTGCTTAGACCAAAGATACCTTTGTTAACAGCAACGGCTGTGCCAGTGCCTGTTCCAAAGAATGTCGTTTGATCTAGAACAATGTTCAGGTCTAGACTGTTAGTTGCAGTAGTTGCAACTTGTAACTTACTACCCTCATCCAATTGAGTCCAGGTGAAAACATCATTAGCGTTGTTAACTGTGATGTCTTGCATTGCTGGAACTACTAGGTTTGTTGCGTCACCAACTACGCTGATGTTGAGAGTTGCCTCAACGCCTGCTACGCCGGGTGCTGGAAATATGAAAGCCATATTATTTTCCTTATGCTAAATTAGCGAATCTATATTCGCCTTCATAGACAACTCTGTCGTTGTCCATGCTGACCGTATAGTCAAACAAGCGTGTGAACACGCCTGTGATAGTAGTGATATCCTTAGCACTACCTAAAATTGTCAATGCCGAATCTAAGTCAGTGTTTCTGTTTTTTGCGTCCATAGTGAGATACCATCTTACGATAGTTACTCTCTGATTAATCTGCAAACTTCCCAGTGTAGGAAAGAAGACATCTTGCTCTGTATAGGGTTCATCAAGATATACTCTACGAGCATTCTTAAGATAAAGAGGATTAGTTCCCTCACTCCAAGGCAGTTCCTGACTGGTTTTTATGGAATCAGTCAGTTGTGCTGTCAAATAAGTTAATAATTCTGTTCTCATCTTATGCGAACTCTATTTACAACAGCAGCCATCTTGTCTGCGGTATCAATCGTGCCATTTTCGCTGAAGTCATACCAGTCACCAGCTTCAATTACTTCATCAAACAATACATTATAACTATCCTTGTAGTGCTTGATCTTTTGAACCTCTGCACTGTCAGGATTACCAAAGTCAGCAATCTTAGGATATACATAGTCATAAAGTGCAAAATACACATTTAAGTCTTTGAATTCCTGCGTTCTGGCTAGGATATAATCTGGATTAACAGCGGGTAACAGGTTAGGATTTGTGATCTGTGCCAGTTTACGCTGATACTCTCTCCACCATTCTGTATTTCGGATCTGTGTCAAAATACGCTGACTGGCTTGTTCTAAGAAATCGTTGATATCTGATTCCGTTAAGTCTTCATTTGCTTCAAAAACACGACTATCACGGTTAGTGACATCCTCATAAGTTGCGAAACTTACAAATGTTTTGTAACTGTATATAAATGCTCTATTCATGTGATAGTCCTTTGTTAGATTAATTTAGCAATTAAGGGGCAATACTTGAGTCAAAAGCCAAGTAACGGCCATAGTTGTTCTGTAGGATACCTGTACCGTAGTATGCTGAACATACAATGTCGTCACCTAGGAAACTAGCACGTCTTTGTGTCTCAATGCTGATGTCACCGATCAAGCCAAGACCCAGAGCATCTCTGTGGAACACAGCACCAGGGAAATCGCCAGCGTTAACGTTAGCAGCAATGTTGCTGGTTTCGTAGACTGGGATACCAGCCAACATACCAACAAAGCCCATACGCATTGCTTCGTTAGAAACTTCGCTGTATGCACCGCTTGTGAAAGGTGTGTTACCAGCAGTTGTCAATGCAGCCTTCAGATCATAGGCAATTTCTGGGTGCAATACGCAGACCATGCCTTCTGTAGGAACAGCAGCAGCCTTTAGTTTAGCAACCATTCTGAAAATGTCAGCAGCAGTGATAGCACCAGTGTAGTCACCAGCACCTGCGTTGAAACTCAGGAACTTTGCTGTCAAGTCAGTATCAATCTTACGAGCGATAGCTTCACCGAACAATTTACCTAGGTCAGCAACAACGTTGCTTGCTGCGCTTACGCGAGCCAGGTCTGTCAACATAGTGCGGATAGCAACTGGGCTAACAACTAACTGTGCTGTGTTTGTAGAAACTGCTGTGTTATCTACTTCATTACCTTCAGTAACGGCTGCTGCTGTTTGTGTTGGGTAAATTGGAACGTTAACGTTCTTACCTTGACCTGGAGCCAAAGTATAATTCTTTACAAGACCACGCATGATACTGCGTTCCGATGCCACAAACATAGCTTCTTGTATGATCTCTGGTAAAAGATCGTTTAATGTGGTTGTTGTACTTCCTGCCATAATATATTTCCTTTAAAAATTAGGCTAATCCTGCTGTCTTACGATAGTCAGCATAGATTTTTCTGTCAGCGGGATTCTTCATGTCAAGTTTGCTGATATCAACCTTCTTTGTAGCGTTGCCTGTGACGTTACTGCGAGTATTAGTTGTGGCAGGTGCTGCCGACACAAAATGCG